ATTTGGATCGGTACCGAATGTGGGTTTATCACATCCACATCCTTTGACCGCATCTTTAACTATTTTTGCTCTTTTTGACATTTGATTACCTTATTCAGATGTACCTGCTTTACCCAACATTTCAGTTTTCATTCTTTTCATTGCCTGTTTGGCTAGATGTTTAACTCTAGACATTGGCGTATGCTTTGCACCAGACTTGTCAGTTACATTAACTGGTTTATCTGTTGGATTGTATGGTCCTTCAAAAGGAACATTATCTGTTTCTGGTCTTTTAGATTCAGTTACTTTTTTTTTATTTTCTGGTTCGTCTTGTTCTGGTTTAGACTTTTGTGCTGCACCGCCGTATGCACGGCCTTGTTTAACACCTGAACCACCTTTTGATTCTGGTGGACGAGGTTTCTTCCAGTCAAATGCATTTTCTTCAACTTGGTCAACTTCTTCTTTTGTCAAACGATCCACGGCTTTATTAACACCGGCTCTACGCTTCATAGCCATGTTATTAAATTTATCAGCAAGACGAGTATTGGCACCCTTTGCGCTGTCACCTCTTACACGCTTTGCTTTGTTTGCAAAATCTGAACCAAGTTTGCGACTAACCATAGCATCATCAGATGCTTTTTTGACATATGATCCTAGTGTTGACTTTTTCAATTCATCAATTTGTTCAACATCTTCACCCCAGTATGGACGGCCACTTTTATCTACTGGTTCTTTTCCTGCTGGAATCTGATGTGTTTTTGGTCCTCGGCCTGCTGCTGCGGTTAAACCTTTGAACCTTGTTCTGGTTTTTGGATCAGCTTTTTTTGCGGCCGCCGAAGCTTTGAGTCTTTGTGAATAATCTTTGTAAGCTTTTTCTTTATAAGAACTAACTGTGCTTGGACTTAATTCGTTGATTTGTTCAACTTCTTCGTCTACATGGTTGCCACCACAAACGCATGGGTCTTGCATACAATCTGGACAAATATCGGTTTCAACTTCTTCGTTACGTTGTTTTGCATAGTAAGCGGCAAGAGCCATCTTCTTACGCATTTCTTTTGACTTACCCTTGAATTTTGGATTGTCAGAATGAACGAAATCATGAATCCAATCACCAGCAGATGCGTCTTTAGACAACACTTCTTGGATCATCTGATCATAGATTGAATGTTCCTCATTGCTTTCTTTGAATTTCTTTAAAGTTTTCATTTCTTTTTGTTCTTTGACATTATCCGGAACATCCATGAAAACTTTTTTAGACAATAAAGGATTGGCAGACTTCTTTTCACGACCACGCAATGTGTCGGTTGTTGTATTCTTAGGATCAATTTCTTCTTTCATCTTGGCCTGTTTGGCAGCTTGCTTCATTGGCTCTTTCTTATTGCCGTCTTTATCTAGATCCAAGAAATCTGGCTTTGCAGCTTCTTTAACTGGTTTTTGACCAGCACGAAGCTTTGACAAATCACCAGCATCAATTTTATCTGCTGGTGGTGACATTTTAGCAATTTGTTTCTGTTTAGGAGAAAGTTCTTTCTCCATGATTGATTTGATTGAATCTGCAACAGAATCTTTTTTGTTAAGATTGATCATTTTTTGCCTGCCTTTTTTCTTTTTAAAATATCGTAGGTATAACCCACTTTGTCTTTAGGATTTTCAATTGGTTCCTTATTGTCAGCTCCGCCTAGTGTTCCACCAAAACCGGATTCTTGATCATTTTGGAAACCATTATATTCGTTGATTGTTTTTCTAAACTTACCGAAATTCTTTTCTTCTCTGTATGTAACATCGCCTAATCCAGACATAGGGTATACTGTTCCCTGTTGGCGAGTGTCAAATTCAGGACCAATTCCAGACTGGTTTCTCAATCTTTGATTAACTGTCGGTGAGTCAACCAGTCTGTTCTTTTTACTCTTTATTTTTTCTTTGTCTTGCTTGAAGTTGCTCTCTTTTGGTTCTGGGTAGACTTTGAGCGCCCCTTCTTTGGCTTCTGTGTAGGTTCTGAAGATGAAACTTCCACGTCGCTTGTTTGCGTTCCATCGGATGTTGTCACCGTTGGGGTCTCCGGCTCGGTTGTCGGCTGGGATATCTCCTGGACCATCTGCTCTTGGACCACCGGTTGTGGTAAGCTTTGGACCGCCGCTGTTCTTTCCGTAAACTCCAGAGGATGTTTTTCCTCTGCTTTCTTTGAGCCTTTGAATAAATCTAGAATCTTTCTTAGCATAATTTTGTTCCTCAACAAAAGACTGGTTAATTATATTATTTAGCTTACCGTGGCTTTCTAACCACATATATGCTTCTTCGTTTAAAATCTTAACATCAATAAAATCATTGATTTTTTGGTATATATCTGTGATATCTTCTTCTATTTCTTCCAAAGAACCACTATTGTTCAAACTGATAAATTCTTTAAACAACTTTTGATAAGATTCTTTGCTTTCCTGAGCCTGTTTCCATTTGTTTTGTCTGATGGATTCAGCAATCATTTTGGTCAATTTCTCGTTTCGTGACTTACTGGCTTCATTTGATGCTTCAACAAATACCATTAATGTGTCGTAACCAAGTTCTTCCAGTTCTTCTTTGATCCATGACATTTCATTCAATTTGTCTGCTGGACCATTAATAATCAATGGTTTACGAGTTCTAACGGCTTCTCTACGATAGTCAGCAGTCTTTTCGGCCAACTTTTGTTTGTCACCAAGATAATCAACCATCTGCGTAGAATTGATTTCGATGGCTCTATTTTCTGCAATCGCTTCACGGAGAATAACATCTTTACCAGAACCAGGACCACCAGTAACAAAGATGGCTTTGAACATGCCACGGTTTACATTTTCATGTAGTCCCATACCACGGCGAACATCATGCATCAGTTCTTTTGCATGTGTGTCTGAAACATGGTGAGGAACACCTTGACGGAAAGATGAAAAATCTTTGTTTTTTGCATGTTCACGCATCTTAGAAGCGGACATACCTTCTGTTCCTTCTGCATCAGGGTCACGATGACCTGCGGAGTGAACAGTTATCTTTTTGAAATGGTATTCACCATGACCTGCTTTTTTACCATTGTATTTGTGTAATAGGTCATGATATTCTTTAACACGGTCTGAACCACCAATAACATGGAGATGGGTTACACCTTTTTTATGCAATTCAGCTGCATGATGTAGTATTGTTGGTTTTTCCTTTGAAGATGCTTCAAAGTGTGTGCCTGGAGAATATCTTTTTAAGTGTTTGACCTTTTGCTCACCACTTAATGGATTCTTTTTAGAATCTTGTGAATGAGAAACGATAACGGAATGACCTCCACCAACCTTGTGTGCAACACTTTTAACTTTGTCTATAAGTTTCAGGTGTCCAGTTGTTGGTGGATTCATACGACCAAAGGCTAAAACATGATGTTTTTCTTTGGTTTGTTCTTCTTTAAGTAACTGTGAAAATGATTTCATTTACGGACTTTTAACAGATTTATCTTACTAAATTCTTTGCGATTAACTAATTTTGTTGGTTCGCCTGCATGATGAATCACAAATCCTTCTGGATCAGTTCTTTTCATTTTACCATCACCAATATCAACATGGTGTTCCAAACCACCTTCATGTTGATTCAATGTTTTAACCAACACATCTTTGGCCATTTGCAAATGATTATGCATCTTCAACATATTATCATATTGTTGTTTATTCTTTTTGATGTGGTCTACATGCAACTTGGCTTCTGATTGTTTTCTACTTTGTGCTGCAGGTGTCTTTAATTTTTCACTTGCCTTTTTATACTTATCCTGTATAAATTTGGATAGACCTTCTGCACTAGGTTTCTCGTCTGTTCTGACGGTGTTATTAATATATTGTTCTAAATGACCACCAGCACCACTATGCGGTGTTACTGCTGAATACATCTTTTGACCTTGTGTGTCATGTATTTTTTGTGCAGCTTGCATATGTTTTCTGAATTCTGCCTGATCAGTATCAGAGTAATGAACTTGTCTAGTATCATGATTTGGTGAAATTCTCCAAACATCAGGATGACTGGCGAAATTGTGTAAGTCTGGATGTGGATCAGCAGTCATGGCTTTGGCAGAATCACCATGATATTGTGTATGAACTACAACACCTACCTTGGCTCTACGAACCTTATCTGCTTCATCACCTTTCGCTGTATATTGAATTGTGTTTGGTGTAAAAGAAACTCCTGTTTTGGTTTCTTTCTTATCATCACCAGAAAACATCATATCACCTTGGTAAACACCGGTCTTTGGTGCAACTTTCTTCAGGTGATTCAATGC